TGTCCACTGTTTTAAAAACAATGTTTTTGCAGCATCAGCATCTGCCGCCCAGACTTCATCCTCATGCCAAGCAATCCTTCTGGCCTTCACAATAAACTTTTCCATCCTACTACCCCCTAATCCAACAAAACCATATAGGCATGCGGCTCGTGCTTCATAAACCAACGACAACCCTTTCGGACTTCCTCGTATAGTCTTTCCTGCAGCTTCGGATCATCGGTCTTTTCGGCCAGCAAATTAGAACCCATGATAACGTCATAAACTGCCACAGCATCGGCAGGCAAACCCACCTTCTGACCACTGAACATATTCTCACAAACCTCCGGCTCATCGCCCACGATACATTTAAATGGTAACTCTCTACCCAAAAATCCTTTAGCCTCTGACATATCTCTGCCCCTTTACATAAACAACATCATCATACCAACCCGACACCACAGGCTGATTCGTTAAACCTGTGCCCTCACACTTGGGGCAGGCATCAACTTCCCTGTCACTGACAGGCACATATCCATGACCCACGCAATCATCGCACACATACTGAATGATTATTGCTGGTGATGACGGCCTCCTGAATTCTGATCCATGATCCACGATACATTCTCCATTGGTTAATAAGTCTATAGGATTTATCCCATGTTCTCCCAGCTATGTAAAGAAAAAAAACACATGTCTATAGTGTTTCTGTCATATTTTTTACTGTTGGTTTTATTTTTGTAAAATAGGCGTAACGAGTGTAACGGCGTAACGAGTGTGTTTAAACTGTTGTATTTACTATAGGTGCTCGTTACAGAGTGGTTACGTTGGTTACACCTTATACAGTCGGAGTTTGACTTTTTCCCCATATTTTTAAATTTATTCTTTAATAAATTATGACAGAAACTATAATAGCCAGTATGGAACAGCTTCAAAAAGAGACGTTTAGTAAGCCGGTAAAGCAACAGCTTACTAACAGACAGCGTGAATTTGCTAAATATATTGTCGAGGGCATCTACTCCAATGCGGAGTGTGCTAGAAAAGCAGGGTATGCAGAGGGGCAGGCGGCAAAGACTGCTAGCTTGTTTCTGAATGGCAGGGACTTCCCTCTTGTTGTTGACCTCGTAAAAGAACTCAGAGAAACCAAGGAACGTAAATACGGCGTGACTTTGTTGGGGCAACTCAAACGCCTTGCGGACTTGTCTTACAATGCGGAGGAATCCGGTCAATTCTCTGCAGCTATCAACGCTGAGAAAATTCGCTCTGCTTTGGGCGGTCTTACAATTGACAGGCGGGAGCAAAACCATATCCATCAGATAGACAAACTTAGCCGTGAAGAAATAGCCGCTCGTCTGTCTGAACTCAGGAAAGCCCACCCTGCCGCCTTTATTGAAGGGGAAGTCATAGAGCATGCCCAAACCAGAACAGAATCTCTGGCAGTCGTTCAAGAAGAATCTGCCGAAAAAGTCACATTGGAACAGGATTGAAAACCGGACAGGGACAGGCATGCCAGATGTATATCTGGTTTTGGATGGCGCAGCCTGTTGGGTTGAATTAAAGATAATCACAAAAAATCGGGTGCGAATAGCAAAGTCGCAGATAGCTTGGCATCTGTCGCACAATAGATGCGGCGGTGTTTCTTTCTTCCTGATGCGTGAAGCAGGCAGTACGTCTGCGCTCTTGTTTCGATCCGCAGATGTGCTTGCGCTCTGCGAGTCTCGCGAGAAGTGGCCTGCGCCCTTATGTGAATGCTCTTTGTCTGACATGCCTGCGGCCTTGCGATCTTTTGTCATTGATGGGGAATAAAAAAAGGCAAGCGACTGATGCCGCTTGCCTCTGTTTTTAATGTTCAACGATTGCAATTGATTTGGCTTTAATAGATGCGCCCGCGCATAGCTTGCAAGTGTCGCACGTTGCCCGCCGTCCTGCTTCCTTGCTGGCTGGACATAATATCTCCGACCCTTTTATTATTTCATCGGTTTTCTGAATGACTCTAAAAGTCCGGTTTCCGCGCTGCCAAGCTTTCCGCGCTTGTGTTTCATCGTCCGCGCTGATCATATAGATCATGGGATCAACGTCTATAGTGTCCGACTGATGACTGTAGGCTGTGTATCCTTTAGCCTCACTTAGTAGGCTGTCCCAGATATAACTAGGAACCGCTGCGCCGTCTCCGTATGTACCGATCCGCACCATGCGACCGGCACCTAATGCGGCTATAGCTTTATGACCTTGTGCTGTTGGATATCCGCCCTTTTTGTAATGCTTCCAAGTGATCAAAACACCTTGAAATAATGCAACGTAGCATGTCCGACCCTTTGCCATTTTATAACGGCCAAAATCTGGATGCGCTGGCGTTAATGCTTCGCCTCTGTGTTTACAATTACCACAGATTGAAAAGTCATTGCCTAGCTTGCTATTTTCCATAGGATCTAGACCGTTGTCGCATAGTATATAGGTTTGCACCATGTCCCCTGTTTTGCGATTGCTGCTTTTCACAATGGCAATAACGACAATAGGCGACCCATCTATTTCGGATGCCCCTTTATATATAATCGAATTCTGCTGTTTCATTATAAGCCCCTAGTTTTAATTGATAAATAACTATCCCATAAAATCCCAGCTAATACAATAAAAAGAAATGGAAAGAAATAAAATATCCTAGTAAATATCCCATAATAAAGGAAAAGCTTTGTTTTTGGTTTCTTTCGTTCTTGCTTCGTGCACCCTGTGCCTTGCTTGCTTTTTCATTTGCACGTCAAGCCTGCGCCCCTAGGCTGTCAAAAAATGGGCTTTTGACCATACGCTGCGCCCCACGCCTGCGCCCCTATGCTGTAGGAAGAAAAAAAAATGGAACAGCCCGGGCGCGATGCGCCCGGGCTTTGATTACTTTAGTTCTAATGATTGGATCACAAGTGCTGCTGCTGTTATTCTCTCACAGAAATATTCTACACCATCAAGACTACCCGCTCGCGCTGCTGCGAGCAAACATTCAGTGGATGATTTGATATCTGATACTGCAGCATTTAGCACCTTAATGCTCTGTTCGTTTGTCATGTCCATTTTATTCTCCTTGGTTAATGATTGGTGGATCATGTATCCTAGCACATGCTCCACAGATCTCCGCGTCAAACGTTTGACGCAGGTGTCAAACGTTTGACATTGACTTGCACCCTGAATTCCGCACGCTGGGTGGGAGGGTGGGAGCAACACGCTCTTCGTGCCGACCTTGCGACCTGCGATCTGGGAGAACTGAAAAGAATTTAATAAATAAAAAGGGGCGACCGCAGCCGCCCACTCTCTTAACCGTGTAATGCAAAGCTTAGTTCCCCATCCCACCAATCATCGTTAGCGCACTCGATTGCATCCCTAGGTGTCATACCGCTATCGTAGTAACTGCGCCATGTTGCATCGGCTAGATCGTGAATGCCCAGCCCGACCATGTTGGTTACGATCTTGTTGCATTCTTTTTCAAACTCTTGATATGTCATTTCATTCATCCCATTTCTTTTCGTCACTCATGTCAGGCCAAAATGCAACGCCCCTGCTCAACCCTGTGCATGGGTTTGGCTTTAGCCAGCCCTTTTCGCCTTCGACTTGATTCTTCCAGAATTCAACGCCAAGGTCTTTACGCTCTACATTGCCATAGTCTTTGAATCCCATAGCAGTGGGTGGTGCAGTCTCTACAAACGAAACCCCGTCTGCGGTCTTGCTCTCCCCGCCTTTTGCTGGATGCACAGCTTGCACCCATTCTTTTGTAATACCTTTTTGTTTCATAGTTTTCTCCACTATAAAAAAGCCGCACCACACTAAGGGAGAACCCAACACAGTGGCGCGGCTACTTATCATTATGTGTTGGGCTAACCGATTTTAAATTTGTAGTTGCCGCGTGCACCCATGCGCTGCCTTTTTACATTATGCAGCTTGCGGACATTGGGCAATACTTTCTGGATCACTGTCTGCTTGCCCAGTCTTAGGTGAGTGGCTAGTTGCCGTGGAGACTTGTAACCAGTCTTTAAGAACATGGCAGCTAATGCAATTTTGCCTTCGGATACTCCAGCTATTAGCTTTGGCTCACCGCTCCACACGTTAGCATCTTCATAACGCTTGGACTTTAGATAAGCAATATGCCTGTGCGTGACAGTCACCACGGCAGCGCGAAGCTCAGAGTTGAATGATACACTTGCGTCAAGCAGCGAGTCGAGTGCCTGCTTGACTTGATCGTCAGTTGGATTCTTTGTTTCTATAGTCATTACGCTGCCTCCTTTTTGATCTTGTCCGCGAAGTAATCTGCCACGCTGTCCAATGACTCGAACAACATGCCAACGGACATGTGATTGCGATTAAAGATCCGGTATCCGCTATACCCATCGGCATAACCTTTCTGGATCGTGTAGCCGTAAGCTGCGGCTATGGTCTGAAGATATTTCATAATCGAACTCCTTAGTTAATGAATGGGATAAATCCCATAATTCATAGTACCCACTACTATGCCTGATCACAAGAACTATTTTGTCATCTATTTGACACACCATGTGTCAAATTACTGACGCGAGTGTCAAATGTTTGACATTGACACTGCGGCCTGAATTCCGCCCGCTGGGTGGGAGGGTGGGAGCAACACGCTCTTCGTACCTAACCTTCGGGGTTACTCCGCCCGTTACTGGATCAGATTGGGTATCGGCAAAGGGGGACCCCCTAGATTTGGCGGTGCGGTGTTACTATACGCCTATATAATACACTGATTGATAAATTCATTTGAATGTATTATCGTTCCGGTATGAATCTAGATGCCCTGCCCAAAGAAGTGTTACAGGAAGTTTTGCTGCTAGAAGAACAGCGTAAGCGTCTTGAAACCAGAGACATAGCTCAAGATAAATTCATGGCCTACGCAAAACATGTGTATGATGGATTTATTGAAGGCCGGCATCATAAAATCATTGCAGAAAAACTTGAACGAATAGCTAGCGGCGAGTTAAAACGACTGATTGTCAACATGCCTCCCCGTCATTCTAAATCAGAATTTGCATCATATCTCATGCCTAGTTGGTTTTTGGGCCGGAATCCTAAGTTAAAAATCATTCAAGCTACCATGAACACTGAACTTGCTGTAAGATTTGGTCGTAAGGTTCGAGATTTGATTGCTGATCCTATTTATAAGGAAATCTTCCCAAACACGGACCTAAAACCGGACAGCCAAGCGGCAGGTCGATGGGAGACTAGCGCTGGCGGGGAATATTTTGCAGCCGGGGTGGGTGCTGCAATGACTGGTCGTGGTGCTGATTTACTTATTATTGACGACCCGCACTCGGAGCAGGACGCATTATCTCCTAGTGCGTATGATAATGCGTGGGAATGGTACACTTCTGGGCCTCGTCAGCGTCTTCAGCCGGGGGGAACCATCATTATTGTGCAAACTAGGTGGTCCAAGAAGGATATTACGGGCCGGTTACTGCAGTCACAAGCTAGGGACAGTTTAGCGGATCAGTGGGAAATAGTAGAGTTCCCTGCAATCATGCCTTCGGGGGAACCTCTATGGCCTGAGTTCTGGAAAAAAGACGAGCTAATAAAAGTAAAGGCTTCTCTGTCTGTAGGAAAATGGAATGCACAGTGGCAACAGAACCCTACATCTGAGGAAACTGCACTTGTAAAACGTGAGTGGTGGAACTTGTGGGAGCGAGAAGATACTCCTCGTTTAGAGTACATTGTTCAATCTTATGATACGGCGTACAGTAAGAAAGAAACTGCTGACTACTCTGCTATTACAACGTGGGGTGTTTTCCAACCCCACGAAGACGGGGACCAGCACCTTATTCTTCTTGATGCGAAAAAAGGCCGCTGGAATTTTCCAGAGTTAAAATCCATCGCTTTAGAGGAGAATGAATACTGGGAACCTGATATGATGTTAATTGAGGCGAAAGCTTCTGGTATGCCGTTGGCGGATGAGTTACGCCTTCAGAACTTACCTGTTTCTACTTTTGCTCCGGGCAGGCGCAAAGGTGGGGGCGGATTAGACAAAACAACT